GCAAAGGGCTCACGAACGCCACACTATTTCACTGGGGGGCCCGGACGCGTCCGGGTCGCGCGGGGGGGTTTCCCTCGCACTACCAGTTATCCACTAGGTCGAGCAACTTGGGAAGCTTATAAGGCTCTCCAAGCAGCCCGGATTACCGTGCTCCTAGGGTGCACGACTTCGTCCGGTCTCTCGATCGGTCCGGAAACAGAGTTCCGAAGGAATCGAGGCCAGTCCTTGAGCCGAGTCCGCCGTCTATACGGCACTAATACTCGGACCTTGTATTCAAGGCGCTGGAGTTCACGATTCATTCTGACTTTGAAGCCTTCACCTGTGTTCAGGTAGTGGGCTTCTAATCTGGATGAAACATGACGACATGGGAATCCCGAGTCAGGGAGACCATAGGGCAGAGCCCCATGGACCCTTTCAAGGTGTTTCCATATCGCACCTGCAAGGTGTGAATACCCTTTCTCCGCAAATTGATTTGCGTAGGCTGAGTAAGCTGCCAAGCAGGAACCGGAAGAAGATTCCTTAGACCAGCGAGTAGAGATTCGGGTAGGAGTGACATCGAAGCCGTTATAGGCATCCATGCCACAACTTTCCCGAAAACTCCCTCTACTGCAGCACTTTTGAGAATTGACCCGGAGGCCAATTCTCTCAAGGGCGCTCACGACCGAATCGTAACATATGGTGGGGACGATGATATCGTCTCCATATACGTATACGTTCGGAGCAGCGTCGCGATAAGGAACGTGCAGTTGACGTGCAACTGCCACCACGCAGATCGCCCAGAAGACGAGAGCCTCAACAGGAAAGCAAAGTGCTGATCCCATTGGGGCAAACTTCTTCAGAGTAATCTGCCTCCCATCGGGGAGTTTGGTAGAGGTTGACCTAGTGGCCTCGAGGCATAGGTAAATATGATCTGGGAAGATCATCTTTACTGCTTCGAGGGATACACGGTCACTCGCGTCCTTAAGATCAATCGTGCAATATTGTCTGTGGCGGGATGAATCCCGCGCCAGGTCTTTATTGATTGACTGATCGATGAAGTTCACCCGACCTCGAGTAAGATTGCTCTTTTCGAGGTGGGACATTAACTTCCGACCCAGGCCTTGCTGGATCCATTGGTATTCCAATGGTTCGCAAGAAATGAGTCGAGGACCCCGAGAATCTTTAGGGACGAGTACTACCTTGGCCTGACCAGAGATTTCTCTCTGAAGGTTACGGTACCACTTAACCCTATCGAGTACCTCACGTGCCCCCCCTACCATGAAGAACTCATAGTAGGGGTACAACTGGTGTATAGCCGAATAGAGGCGGGAAAAGACCCACTTCCCTTCGAGTTTCTCACCAGTCGCCACCGCTCCTGGCCCATGTCTAGGTATGATATCTTTCGGATCAAAATCCGAAAGAATTTCGCAAACGAGATCTTTCTCAGAGGACAAGTCCACTGAAGAAAGATCAAGTTCCGAAAGTTCATCCTCCGTCGCAAGGAAAGAGTCGATAACTCGACTGCAATCCTTGGGATTAAAGGGGATCTCATACTTATAGACGAGGAAGAGTAACTGCCGGATGTCACGAATGACATCAGGATTCTCTTCGACCAGGACGCCATGTCCATCGAACAGCATGCTAAACATACCTTGCAGAAACGCAGGGATTGTTTGACTTCCTTTTGCCTTTTTGAAGGCACGAGGAGGTTCGAGCACGCCGCTGTCCAGAGCCTCATCAAAGCTCTTCCCGAGCTTTGGTAAGGTTTTTGTAACAAAGGACAGGCCTTCCCAGCCGATTCTCATCACCAAAGTGTGAAAATCGACTTGGAGGGACTTCGATAGGCTTGGATACCGCTGCTGGAGATCTAGGAATAGATTCTCGAAAAGATCCAGGATTATCTCCTGGTCTTGGCTTTTCAGGTTCCCCATGTGGTGGACCTCCAAGGCCCCACCCACGCTCTTTCCATACACCTTCGTGCACTTTCCCCAGCTAGAGTCTAGGACTCGCCGCGGAGGAAAGCATCGATGTTAGACGACCCACTGAAGAAGTTAGTGAGTCGCCAGACTTCGGCACGGAGTTCGGCAGCTGTAAAACCGGCATTCCGAGGAATGGCGGCAGTCAGATTGAACACCCCCTTGTACGCGACATTGTTCGCGTCCCGGATCGTTTTCACGACAGAGAAGAGGTGACGATCTGTTACTATCCCACCACCTTTCTCAACGCCCTGCACAGAGTGCCGGACGATGAGAAGATTGGGAGTGTAGAGAGTAGACAGCGTGTCGACACGTTCAGTGCCGCCAGCATCCCTCTTGGTCAGCGCATAGGTTAGCGGTGATCCAGAGCCGGATGTCGAGGCGGCGCCCTGAATTGTGAGAGAGTCGGAAAGAGCCACGGTGGAGATCCTTTCATTGAGAACTAGTACAGACGCCGTTTGCGCCGTCTAGTGGGTAGCCGGAAACTCGCATTGCTAGCAATGAGAGCAGCGGCTAACGCCTGTTGCAGCGGGGTTAAACCCGTTATGTCGATCGTTCCCTCTAGGGTACCTTCCCTTCGATGGTATCCACGTATGAGGGCCGTCGAAAAGCTCTGCATTGTCTTAGTGCCCACGAATGGGTAGTAAGCAGGTGTAAAGCTTTCAACGAACTCCCGTGACTTGACTGAACAGAACGCATCTCGGATAGCAATGGTCCCCGTAAAGGGGTCAGTGTTACCGATCTGGTCTATGAATGAACCTAAGTCATAGATCCAATCAACCACAAAAGAAAATGGAATAGCATTCCAGATGATCTTGAGTGGGTTAGTCAAACCAAGGGCCGCACACATGGCGCTGATAAAGCTATCAGCTCCTTTAAGGTCGAGATCGTAGGAAACACGTAAGTGTTGCCGAGCGAAAACTTCCTTATAGGTGACCTTTGGCACGATTAACATCGCCGTATAGGTTGGTTCCCCAGCCGGCGGCGTAGGAGGCCCAGGATCGTCGACAAGAACGAACTTTCTCTGGTGAGAGATAGTCACCGTTCTGCCATTGACTCTCTTGAGGTGCTCCACACGTTCGTTTACTCGAGCCACTACCTGAAGCAACGACCGAATGTCGCGAATGAGTGGTAACCACCCAAACTCGAGATTCAGAAATTGCTCAGGCAGCGTCTTCCACCCATTAAGACGCGGTATGAGACTGTCAATTTCGCGAAGCTCCAACAGGAAATTCGCGATAGAGATGGTCTCAGGCACTTGTCTTAAAGCCTTATCCAAGGCCTGACGAGTGAAGACGGCAGCTTGACCAGATGGGAGAAACCCATTCAAGTTACCTTCCAATGAATCATCAGGATCCATGAGAGAGGTAAGCATTGATATGTCACTGAAACTCGGATTACCGCGTTCTCCGTAGGCTATGTACTTCGACGTATAGTGAGGTACAAAGGACTCGTAGATCCACGGTTCCGGGTAACTGACAGTCTGGTTCAGCTTCATATGCGAAACAGGATGGAATACACCTCTGCTCCACGGGATGTCCCGTATTGCTTCGGCGCGAGTAACGAGAGTTACCTCGTCATCAGGCACAGGAGTACGTGGGCCGGCGTTTGGTCCGTCGATTACTTCGAAGGCATGAAACGCTTGCTTAGTATCAAGTGTCCATCGAAATCTGCTAAGCATATGAATCCAGCGAGGAGATAAGCCGATCGATAACAGTGTGGGGGGTGACCC